AGGGTGGCTTCGTCACCAAGCCGTCCGTTGGTTGGTACTCGAAGAAGGGTGAAGAGCAGAAGTTCCGTGAGAAGGAGACCTATACCTCTGAGTTCTGGGATCCGCTTCTGAACTCTGACGAGTTCAAGCAGTTCGTCAAGGACAAGTACACCGTCGGCTATCGATCAGCAATCCAGCAATTGGAGGAAGAAGATGAAGAATAAGATCACACAAGACTCTTACGAGCTACTGCCAGATGTAGATCTGCAGAGCAAAACTGCAATCTACACGGTCAAGATCAACGTTGACCCCTATCGCGATACTATTATCCGATATGGATCTGTCACCTTAAAGGTGTCCGAAGACAAAGAGACCGCAAAGTTATCGTTCAAATACGACATCCTAGAAAGCTCTACGGAAAAAACAACGCTTCAGAATGATCGCGAGTTTTCCACCTTCGTTGGTGATCTTCTGGCATACATAATTCAAAACGCTTTCGATACCGGCAACTATCAGGTCGGTGAACCAGACAAATCTTCACATGTCCAATCAACTGCAGCAGACGATACTCCAGAAGCTCGTCAATGACGAGAACTATTGTCGCAAGGTACTTCCATTCATCAAGTCCGAGTATTTCGATGCAGCACATAAGTCGGTCTATCGTTTAGTTCTGGACTTCATCTCGAAGTACAACAAGCTTCCTACGAAGTCTGCTCTCGAGATCGAATTCCAGCATGACGACAAGATCACAGAGGATCTCTATCCTCATGCGGTACGGATCATCGAGTCTATCGATCAGAATCCGGTCGTTGAGGAGTCGTGGCTTCTAGATCATACCGAGAAGTGGTGCAAGGATCGTGCCTTGCATCTCGCCATCCTGGAATCCGTCCAGATCATCGATGGGAAGCGAAAGGATGCTTCTCGTGATGGTATTCCTGACATCCTCCAGAAGGCTCTGGCCATCAACTTCGACAACAGCGTCGGCCACGATTACATTGTGGACTTCGAGAAGCGGTACGACTTCTATCATAAGACTGAGGATCGTTTGCCGTTTGATCTTGAGATGTTCAACACGATCACCAAAGGTGGTGTTCCTCGCAAGACTCTGAACATTGCTCTGGCCGGTACGGGTGTGGGTAAGTCTCTGTTCATGTGTCACGTGGCTGCCTCATCCCTGGCTCAAGGCAAGAATGTACTGTACATCACTCTTGAGATGTCTGAGGAACGTATCGCTGAGCGTATCGACGCCAACCTGATGAACGTTCAGATCGATCAACTCGCCAACCTGCCGAAGGACATGTTCACCTCGAAGGTCAAGAAGATTGCTGGAAGCACAGTTGGCAAACTGATCATCAAGGAGTATCCGACTGCTGCAGCTCATGCCGGTCACTTCCGGGCTCTGCTCAACGAACTGAAGCTAAAGAAGGACTTCGCTCCCGATGTCATCTTTATCGATTACTTGAACATCTGTGCTTCGGCCCGAATGAAGGGCGTCGGAGGATCCATCAATACGTACTCCTTCATCAAGGCGATTGCCGAGGAGATTCGTGGTCTGGCAGTCGAGTTCAACGTCCCGATCTTTTCGGCCACTCAGACGACACGATCGGGGTTTGCTTCATCGGATGTTGAGCTGACTGATACTTCAGAATCCTTTGGTCTTCCGGCCACGGCGGACCTCATGTTTGCCTTGATTGCCACCGAGGAATTGGATCGCCTCAACCAGATCATCGTGAAGCAGCTCAAGAACCGGTATAATGATCCGACTGCCAACAAGCGGTTTGTGGTCGGCATCGACCGATCAAAGATGCGGCTGTACGACGTAGAAGTCACTGCACAGAATCTCAGTAAAGAACCCACCGTTCGTACTGCAACAACAGAACCCTCAGATTTCTCTGAATTTAAGTTTGAGTGATTTTGTTGTTTACACCAACACACAACTTGTTAGGATCTTCAAATTATGGGAATGTTCGACAACATAACGTGGGCAGATAGTCTGCCATTTTCTACGGAGATGGAGGAACTTGGCTTAGCCAAGAATGACTTCGTCTTCCAGACCAAGGATCTAGATTGTGCGATGGCCGAGTACACGGTACAGGGCGGCAAGCTATTCTTGAAGTCGTATCATACTGAGGAATGGGTGAAAGGCGATCCGAAGGCCAAAAGCGTGATGGATCGCATTGGATATATTCACCGCGACGGTGAACATATGGTCGAGGTTGCTCCTGCGACAAGGACGATCTACATGTATGACTTTCGCTATGACGTCATGGATAAGTGGGACTGCTGGATCGAATATGAGGTCATATTTGTCGACGGTAAAGTGACGAGTACCAAGCTTTATAAATTTGAGAAGACCGATAACGCAGAACGAAAGCTTAGAGATGCCGAGTTTCATGAACAGATGAGACAGCGCTCCAGAGTCTGGTATAACCGCTTCTTGTTTCATACTCGTCCCTGGCGTTTCATTTCCAGAATACTTTCAAACAACCTTAATCGTTTAGCGAACGCAATTTATACCATTTCTCACAAAATACCATGAGCAATACTACCCGCAACTCTGAAGAGTTGAAGATGTTCAATTCACCCATCTACCGCCGCCGCATCAAGCGTATGGTGGAGATGGCCAAGACTGTCCGTGGAATCCACGGTAAGCTTCCGAAGGGAAAGCTTCCTCCTTTGAAGTCGACCGCGACCTCTAAGGAAAAAGAAAAGCAGGCTCTACAGGAAGCTTACAGACTGACCGTGGATACCGTCCACTATTTTGCCAATCCGATTATTAATACCAACCTTCACCGCGAAGCTTCCAATGAAAACTCAGACCAACCCTAATCGCCGCCTTTCTCGAGTAAAAGTTTACAAGGCCTCTCGAGGAGACCAGAACAAGCGCACCATAAACGTAGCAGACCTTGGATATCGGTCAATCGAAAAAGGCACGCGCCTTATTTTTGATTATGATTCAAATCCCAGTTCTTCTCAAGAATATGCCACTGCGATATTTCGATCAAATCGCAAAACTGGGAAAACCCTATGCAACATCGGGTGCGCACTTCCGTATAACTTCGACCCCGAGGTTGGAACTCCGGTTCACATTTGGGTCGACCTTAACAGCATTCGATTTCTGACGGAATCTTGAAAACTGCTCTAATTGCTATCAGCATATTGCTTGCCTTGAGTTTCATCCTCATGGCCTACGGTTTCGTGAATGCCGTAGATGGCTACGAAGATGATGATGGGTTCCATTTCGAAAACGAAAAGGATAAAAAATAATGAGCTACCGGCTATTTCTTGACGATGTTCGCGATTTAACTGCGGTCTATAAGGAAGAGGTATACCGTCACCCCCTGGAATGGGTGACGGCGCGAAACTTCACCTCCTTTCAAAAAGCAATCCTTAATAAAGGTCTTCCAGTATTCATCAGTTTCGATCACGATCTAGCCGATGAGCACTATGCTAATCCGGTCACTCAACACGGGGAAAAAACCGGCTACGACTGCGCGCTATGGCTCTGTGATTACTGTCTGGGAACCAAGCAATCTCTTCCGGAGTACAAGGTACACAGTATGAACCCCGTTGGCAAGCGCCGCATTGAGGCACTACTCGAATCTTTCTCGCACTCACACATCAAATGATCATTTTAGCCGTTATCTTCGCCTCGGTACTCTGGAGCCTAATAGGATCTCTTCTCTGGTATCGCAATTATGATGACGAGCGGCCGCTTTGCAAGAAGCTTGCACTCCTAATCGCCGGAGGTCCTCTGATCTGGAGCTTTTTGCTCCTGTTTGCTATCGTGGTGGCATTCGACATCGCCTTTGAACGCTTCGAGAACTGGATTAACCGATGAGCTTTCCCGATCCTGACACTGGAGGATGGGGGACCACTCTAGACCATGATACCGATGAAAAGGTAGAAAAATTTGCAGATGAGATATGCAAATGGATTCGCGAGCGTTTTCCCAACAAAAACATCGGAACGTCCGACGACTTCGTCAACAACACAGACAACACTCTCCACTCTAGGCGAATTTACATCAAGACCGATCTGGGATGCGTGATTATCTTGCCAGACTTCATCAAGAAGTCCGCCGCCGGAATCGTGGTAAATCTCGGTTTGGCGCGCGCCATGAGTCTTGAGGGGTTTTCGGACGAGTACATCGATGAACATGGCAGAATTCTGTCCGATCCAATTCCTTACAAGCAATCATCAGTTGACGTGCTAGGCTATTACCTGTCGCACAAGATCGATCCAAAGAAGCAAAAATGAACTTCGATTACCAAAAGGTGAAGCTGATCAGCCACACCGCCGGAGCATCAGGAAATGCTTCTACTCCTCAGGAGCTGGTCGCCTATTGTGCTCGGGTCAGCAATCCGGCGAACCAGAATAACAACGAGACCTCTGAACGGCTCGTTCGCTATCTGGTCAAACACAAGCATTGGTCTCCGCTAGAGATGGTCTCTGCGACCGTGGAGATCGAGACTACCCGTGATATCGCGCGACAGATGCTCAGGCATCGGTCATTCGCATTTCAAGAGTTTTCTCAGCGCTATGCCGATCCGACTCAGGCCCTTGACTTCGTGACGCGCGATGCTAGGCTGCAGGACAACAAGAATCGGCAGAATAGCATCCAGACTGACGACGAGGTTCTCCTGGCGGAATGGGAACGTCGGCAGCATCAGATGATCGTGATGGCTAAGAACACCTACGAGTGGGCTATCATGCACGGAATTGCCAAGGAACAAGCTCGGGCTGTTCTTCCGGAAGGAAACACGATGTCTCGCCTTTACATGGCCGGAACGCTGCGGTCTTTCGTCCACTACGTGGAGGTCAGGTCTTCCAATGGAACTCAGGCCGAGCATATGGATCTGGCAAGAAAGGTAGCAGTATCTTTAGCGCCGGTTTTTCCTTTGATTTCTGACTTTGTTGCGGCTTAAGCCGTTGATTTGCAAAGTCTTACACGGTAATTGAACTATGAGTTTTACTTTGCATTTGGACTTGGTAGGATCTTGTCATGGTCAAAAATACCAAGGACAAGAAGAACGAGAACAGTGCTAAGCAGCCCAAGGTCAAGGTGGTCAAGTACACCTATCCGGACGGTGGCTTCTGCACCGTCGTAACACCGGACGAACCGGCTCCTCAGCCGACTGATACCGTTCCGGCGACCTCATTCAACCTTGAAATGACGACCTCTCAAAATAATAACATGAAGAACAGCACTAACGTTAGCTCCAAGAATAACAGCGCGACCGCTTCTGCGACCGCCTCCAGCAAGCCGACCACGGCTCCCCGCACCTACTCGGACCTCCGTTCGGGTGTCAAGAAGCAGGAAGCCATGGACATCGTCCACAACTACTCGTTCCCCGATCGTCCGTTCACGATCAAAGAGGTTCTGCTCGGTACCGGTATCAACCACTGGTACGTCAGCACCTACATCAAGACC